CTTACGTACACCAGGGTATGCACTAAACACGTTGTCGCTAGTGTCGCCACGCATACACTTTTCAAACAACATAAATGCAGGATCGGGTGCAGGCTTCTCTAGTTTAGTTTTCTTGTCTATTACAGGATTACCTTTCTTATCAAAGTAACCTTCGTGTGTAATAGTTAAGTCTTGTATGCCACTGTATTGTGTTACGTTAGGTGCAATAAGTTGTGCAAAGTCGCCATCTGTACTAATAATAACATGTTTATCATTAGGGTGTGCTTGTACCCAACCTGCAATAAGATCATCTGCTTCTAGTTGCTTGTGTCGCATAACAGTACAGTTAGTCTTGTCGCTAACAAAGTCTTTAAACTCGTCAAAGATTTCCCAAAACACTGTATCTTCTTCAGACTCAGTAACAGTCATCTTATCACGTGCAACTTGCCTGTTACGCTTGTAAGGTTCGTAAAAGTCTTTACGCCAGCTACGGCCTTCTAAACAAAACACAACATGTGTACCACTAAAGTCTTGCCATGCTTTCTTAACACTGTTAAGTGTAATATGCATAGCCATGCCTACCTTAGTGTCAATGTCGCCACGTACTACATGCCTTGCACGAAAGAATGTGTTAGCTGTATCTACTAGAATATATGTTGCCATTAGTTTGCCTTTGTGTAATTTATAATACTATTATAACACCAGATCTGGCTGTTGTCAAGCATTAAGATACTTCTGATTTGCCTTTATCGATAGGTACTACGTTAATATACCCTGCTTCAGTTTTAGGATCTTGTCCTTCTTCTTGAAGCATTTGACTAACAATAGTTCTAAACCACTGATCAACAATCTGTTCGTTTGATTCACCTTGATACCCTGCATCAAGAAGTTCTTCAATAAACTCATTGTTCCAGTCAAGTTCAAAGAACCCGTTTCGAATGTTATCTTTGTTGACTTGTGTATCTAATACAGCAACCCAAGGTTCGCCTGCTTTAGTAGCGGCTGCCTTTTCTTTATCTAATGCCGCACGTCGAACATCTTCCGGAGTAGGTTCCTTTGTATCTTCTATTATTTTAGGTTGTACACCTAGTGCTTTTTTTATTTTATTCCAGTTCATAGTCCTGCTCTCCTTACACGTTTCTCTAAATCACCACCGTCTTCAATTGGTGCTGTCATAGCTCGTTCGTGTTGTTCGTTTTTATATCTAGGTTCCCCATGCGTTACCGAATAAGTCGATGTGTAATCGTGGTGTGAATCGCCATCCTTTTTCCATACAGAGCTCAGCCACTTCTTGAATGTTGAGCTTGTATTCTTCACTGCGTCCACCCAATGGCATACAATATACCGGACATTGTATCCCGGCGTCTCTATAACTCGCCACAGCTCTACCAGCTTCTTCGACATCAGTTTCATCAGCGACAACAAACTTAAAGTAAAGGTTACTATTAGCAACACTGTAATACTCACTAGCAATATCAGGCATAATAGCATCCTCCCAGCGTTCTCCGCTAACTGAAAGTTTTGGGGAACAACTCCAAGTGACTTCAAATCTATCTTGATTGTTGAGATAGTCTCTAAAGTCTGGTCGTAGCTTTTGCGTAGTATTCGTTTCAAATGTAACATTTTTTAAATCCTTCATACGCGGGTGTTCTAATAATTCAGCATAGAATCTTTGCCACCCTAACAAAGGTTCTCCGCCGGTAAAAATCAAGTGAACATCTTGTCCACTATCCATTGTCCACTTACCTTCTGGAGTAAGTGATAACAAATGTTCTACAACTTCATCTACAGTTCTATCCATCATAAACTTTTTAAACTCTGGATAGATACTAGCATATGTATCACAACCTGTATGTATTACAGGTAAGTCTGTAAATTTTTCAACAGTGCTTATAATATTACTATCAAGTAACTTCTTAACTTCTGGATTATGTTTTACACCATCTGCTCTTGCAGGTGTGCCTCTTTCTAATCCAAAGTTCATGCAACGAAAGTTACAACCGAATGTACGTAAGAACACACTAGGTACTCCTACAAACTTGCCTTCTCCTTGTACGCTATAAAACGCTTCTGAATATCTAAGTTTCATACTCTACTTCCCACATGCAAATTCTTGTTGGAGTTTAATATTATCCATAAACTCTTTCTTTGTACCTGCGTCATCCTTAAACGCACCTTTTAGTACAGTTGTTTGTGTAAGACTGCTGTGTGCCTTAACACCTCTGTTCTCAACACAACCGTGTGTTGCTTGTACATAAACACCTAAGTGTTCTGCACCTGTTGCTTTCTGTATTTCACGTACAATGTCATTTGCAAGTTCTTCTTGTAGTGTACCTCGCATAGCACACCATTGTGCAATACGTGTATACTTGCTTAACCCAATTAACTTGTCTGATGCAATAATACCAATGTATGCTACACCTCTAACTATCTGGTGATGATGTGAACACATACTTGTAAGTTCACTACGCACAACTAACATACCTTCATAACGATCATCGCTATCATTTGGAAATGCTGTTGCAGGCGGCATTGGTTCATAACGTCCTGCCATTAGTTCATTGATATACATCTTTGCAAGACGTTTACCTGTACCGTTACTGTTAGGATCGTTTTCTGTATCTATTACAAGACCTTGTAATACGTCTTCAAACTTAACAGCAAGCTCGTCAATTAGTACTTGCTTTTCGCCGTCTTTAATAAAGTCTGAAATGTTGTCGCCGGCCCAGAAGCGTTTGTCTGCTTGTTGCAAACGGGCTTTTATCTCTTTGGATTTATCCATTTTTTTAATCTCCGATGTTTAGGCAGTGGATTGCCGTTAATAATACAATGCACAATATAACTTATATTATACATTGTATTTAGGTTTTTGTCAAGTATATTAAACAAAATATGTGTTTAACATATCAAGACGATCATGTGCTGTAGACATAGCATCTAGTTCTTTCTGAATTGTTTCTACAATATCAGAATGCTCGCCAATACCTACAACCTTTTGCATGTATACTTCAATGTTAGTCTTATGCAATTCTATCTCCGCTTCAGCGTGTAGTCTTGCCGCTTTAATCATTTGTTCCTTCAAGTCCATAGTTCCTTTCCTTAGTATTTTTGTTTAGATGGAATGACGCCTCTTACGCCACCTTTCGGATCTTCCATGTCTCCATCACGACGGAAGATTAAATGTACATGTGGGTACATAACTGTTTGTCCTGCACTTACACCTATATTTAGACCAATATTATAACCTGTTATATTATTCTTGGTTGTTGTAACATTATCATTGCCCATTGACATAGCAAACTTAAAACATTTTTCTACACAATCCATAACATTTACTTTGGGTACTACTAACAAATGTCCTTCAGTTACAGGATACTTGTCTTCGTATACTACAAAGTCTCTAGTATCTAAGTATACGTTATCCCATGGTGCTCTGCCTTCTTGCTGAGCTTGTTCTAATGTATCAAGCGTCATACTTACCTACTATTTCCCAAGGGTAAACTAACCAAACATCTTCTTCTGCTTTGTTAACTTCGTGTGCTGAATAATTAACACCTTCGAACTCACTTGCAAGGTTTTCAGTTAGTGTAGCAAATCTTACATTTTTATTCCATACAGTACCCCAAGTGCTTTCATTGGGTAAACAACTAGCTGGCCAATCTTTTTTGATCCAATTAAGTGTTGCACCTGTATCGTTAATATCGTCTACAATTAAAATATTTTTACGTCTGTTAACGTCCCAACGACTTTTAGTTACAGCACGTTCTTCTTCTGGTACGTAACCAAATGCATCTTCAGCCATCCAAGAATTAGATTCACAATCTGTTTCGTCATCACGTAAACTTACTTTTAATGCTTCGCAACGAACTCCTAACATATGCGATAATATTGTAGCAGGAACATTACCACCTCGTGTAATACCTATAATATAGTCAGGCTTCCAGTTGTCTTTTTGCATCTGCATTGCAATATCAATACACATTTTTTCAATGTGTCCCCAAGTGTAATAATGTTTGTTCATTTATTATTCCTTTTGTATTCGTCGAGAAGTGCGTCTCCACTAAGTTCCTTACCAAAGATTCGTACAGTGTTATCTTTTAGTGTGCGTCTTATTACACCATTGTTATATTCAACATCCATTACCATACCCATGTCGGTATCTTCAGGATTAGTGTCATACCACATACTTTTTAAACTATGAAAGTGTAAACTTTTTACACCCTTTGCCCATGTCTCTGCTTCTAACAAATCTCGTTGCCTTTCTACTACGTCATTATACTGACTCATAAATTACTCCTTAGCGAGGTAGTCTACGCTATTTTGCCATCTATAACCAATGCCTTGTACAAAAGGTACAAAGCCCCATTCTTTTGCTTTTTTGCCCATATAGAATAAACTCCAACATGGTATTTCATTACCGTCTTTGTCTTTTTCTAAAGTCAAAAAATGTAAGTCATTTGACTTACGAAATCTAAAGTGTCCTGGCCCACGCCAGATACCACGTGATCCTACTATGTTACCTTCTTTACTAACAATAGGAACATTCTCCCAATAACCACCTTTAAGTATAAGTGTTGCGTAACTCCAAGGATGGTCATGTAATGTTGCTTCGTCACTTTTTAAAACTTTGTGCAAAGTGACATTGAACGGAAAGTTCTTTCTGTCCTTTAGGAACAAGTACCAACGAACCAAGTAAGGCTCGTTACTATCTCTATCTTTAATTACACGTTTACGACCTTTTAAAAAACCAAACATTATGCTGAGTCCTTTAGAGTTTCGAACGTTTCGATCTTTGCTAGTTCACGTTCATATGCTTCTGCGGCACGTTTTAAGCCTTTGTACTTTTCTTCTTTTTCAAGATCTCTACTAACTACACCTAGTACAAGTTGCAAATCTTTAATAGATTGCATAACGTCTACGCCATCTACTTCTAGTTTACCTTCAACAGAAAGACCGTATTTTCCGTCCAAAGCATCTGTAAATGTAAAAGTATCATTAGTATATATAGATGAAGGACTAGTAGTAAAACTATCGTCCCAATTACTAGTATCTATTGTAATAGTATCATCACTACTGTAATTATACGTATAAGTATTATCGCTCATCTTTAAGCCTTTCATATAATGCACTACCACTAAAAAAGTCTTTGTTAAGTATCTTACGTTGTTTTTCCAAACTAACCAAATAGTCGGAATAATTTTCCATGTAGTCGCGTATCTTTGTAACAACTTCGCCTCTATGCTTTCTATATGCTGTATAGTCTTCAGTCCATTTGCTAGGATATAAAAACTCTTGCACGGACATTTCACTATAGCTCAGTCTATCTGGTACCATAGGAATAGCATCAACTAATGCACCTTCGTACCAACTAATACCTAGTGTTTCTTGTAGGTTAGCACTAAACACAAGTTTAGCTTCGCCTAACAAGTTATGATATTCATTCTTTGTAAGATCACGTTCTTGACATACAACAAACTCGTATTCGGGTAGTTGTTGTGCTAAGTCGTGAAATATATCAACTTGTTTTTCAGGAGCAACTCTGTGTGGGAAAAGTATAAGGTTACGTTTTTCCATACCTTTATAACTATCCAAACTATTCTTTAGATACTCCATAGGCCAGCCTACTCGATGTATTTTATCATTGTCAATTTGATAATCTTCACCTAGTGTATCTGTAAACATATCAATATGAAAGTCAGTTGCAAAGAAGTTATCATCATAACATTCAAACATTGACATTTCAGCATGTCTTACCCAAGGCTTATCTCCTATAAGTCTACCTAGGAAATCTTGAGGATCATAAGACCCTGCATGCCACAAACCGCCAATACAAACATCAACGCCTAGTAGTTCTGCCATGTAACGAAGTTGTATAACAGTAGGGTTCCAAGCGTCAGTGTATAAGAAGTAATCACCATCTTTAACAGCACCATTACAAAACATTTCTCCTATTTGCTCGAGCTGTTTTGACTTGTATACATTAGTACCGCCGAAGTTGAGGAACGCCCCAGGCGTAGTTGCCTGAGGTGTATCCCCGCCACTAATAACATTTATCTTTTCATTTGTAGACTTCAACAGTTGACGTGGAAGATAATCTTTCCACTGCTTAGTATAGCGTGTGTCTACAGCTTCAATATCTACAATATGAATAGTCATTAGTTTCTCCGTTTGTGATTAAAGTTCTTACCTGAAGAGCGGTTCTTTGCCTTAAGGTGGTTAACATGACGCTGATATGAGCGCCACACATAAGATCGTTCGTTATACAAATCTTTCTCATTGTATACGAACGCCACGTTTTTAGCATCGCCAACGTAGCGACAGAAGTCTTTAAAATTTTCCAAGTCTCGGAAAATTTTGTCGTAAGCGGGCTTATTAAACTTGATTGCCATTTTTTAATATCCTCTATTAATAGCACTTTAATTTTTAGGGTTTGGGTAATAAATTACACAGCCGTTTTCGTTGTCTTCAGCGACACTAATCTCTACAAATCGGCCGGGGAACTTTGTAGAAATTTCTTTATATAAATCATCTGCGATCATCTCACAAGACTTATAATCTAGAACGAGCACTTCACCGTCGGAAGAAGCACTATAGAGTCTTTCCATCCATCTTTTGAATTGGATGAACTCGATGTCTCTATCGTTGTGGAACACTTCGATACGCACCCTGAAGTGGAAAATATGACGATGAGGCACAGCAAGAAACGACACATCGTCCCAATCGCCTGTTGCAAGTTTTGGATCACTATCTGCTCCTGGATACTTATGGATGCCTTCTTTAGTAAAAGTTACCCATATACTTCTAGTAGCATTATTTATTGGATCATTCATCTTTTTATTTTCCTCTCTTGTTCTGCGTAGCATGTAATCGTAATAACGTTCTTGCATTGTTATAGTATACTTTCATTACAATGGTTTGTCAAGCGAATATTTTGTCCAATCCGTAAACTTTTCGCTATCCATTAAATCGTGGAGTCTATGACACCACACACCTGGATTGGTTGCTTTAAAATCTTTGTCATCGATTTTAATCATTGTATTGTAATTCCACTG